AATCGGGCAAAAAGGAAATGTGACAATCTACAAACTGATTGCTAGAAACACGATTGATGAGTACGTTTTGAAAGTTTTGCACCAGAAGCAGAGAACTGCTGAAAGAGTATTAGGAGATAACGACAAGTTGAAGAAGCAGAGTGTATCAAGAGCCATGCTTCAGAAGCTACTTCAGTAATTTACACCATGCAGAAAGGTTCAACACACACAACAGAATCAAAACTCAGAATCAGCGAGTCTCGCAAAGGAAAACCTTCTGGGATGTTGGGTAAAAAAATGAGACCGTATTCAATAGAACACAGACTAAAGATAGGCAACGCGTTGCGCGGTAAGAAAAAGGCCCCTCTGTCAGAAGAAAATAGACGGAAAAGAAGTGAGATTCTACGTGGCAAGCCTTCTAGAATGAAAGGAAAGAGACATTCAGAAGCTACAAAACAAAAAATGAGTCTTTCTCATGTCGGAAAACAGCATTCAGAAAGCGCAAAACAAAAGATGAGCGAATGGAAGATTTTGCATCCTAACAAAAAATACAGCAACACGTCGATTGAGAAGAAGCTACAAAAAGTATTAGATTCTCTTGGTGTGTTGTATTTAGCTCAACACCCCATAGAGAAGATAGCAATCGTTGACTTTTATATTCCAGAAAAAAGGATAATACTAGAATGTGATGGCTGCTATTATCATAATTGTCTTATCCATTATCCAACCTTTCATGTTAAAAGGAGAAAGCATGACATCAAAAAAAACAAAACAGCTGACAGAAAAAGGATATAGCGTTATAAGGATTTGGGAACATGAAAAATATGAAAAGCGTGATATACAGAAGCTGTTGCAATAATGTGGTACAATTGTACATACTTGTCAAAATATGGTAATGTATGACTATCAGCAATGAAAAGGACAAAAAGGTCGAAAGGCGTCCGCGCGGCTGGAATTTACGAGCGCTTAAGGGAAAGAAGAAAGATAAGAACAGCCCTGAGTTTAAGAACTGGCTCGAGAAGCATAGAGCTTCTAGAAGCAGGACTACTCGGAAGAAGCTCGAAGAATTAGCAAAAGCGCCATTGTCTGCAAAGATTACAAATACACAATAGCAAACTATGAGCGAAGAACAAAAAACAAAGCTACTGACAGCCAGACAAATCTGGGCTTCTAAGAGAATCTACTGGGTGACGTCATACAAAGCGCTGCTCAAGTATATCTCTAAAGACTACATTGAAATCTTCAAGCCAATCACGACTGGCTCGAAGTCTGGTAAACGATACTACGTTCGTGAAGAAAATCTAGAGAAGTTCATCAAGATGTTTGAGAACAACGAGCTCAGCTAGTAGCTAAGCTGTCAGTTGTAGTCAGAAGTCCTCAGGGTCCTACTCGTTAACTTGGTCAGCAAGGTATGATAGAATCCACATCATAACCGCAAATCGTATGCAGACAAAAAATCCCATCCCACAATCAAATAAAATTGACAGTCAACAACTGCTTGGTCTTAGGAGTTTTCTCCTAACGGGAAGATGGGCCCGTTTGTCAGATCAGGCAGTTGTTGCTTGTTAATTTTATGAAAGAAAAACAGACATTTGATGAAATCAAGAGCTTCGTAGAGCATTACGCTCGTTTGGGAGACATCGTAAGCACACACAGGGGTCTAGCAAGAGCATTCGGAATAGAGGGCGGCATGCTCATAGGCACATTTCTAAGTCTCTACTCATATGAAGTAAAACGTCCAGATTCGTTGCCATTCGAATCTGTCTGGAAAGCAGACGGGTCTGTGTGGTTGTCAATCACAGTTCCACAGCTCGAAGAGCTGACTCTCATCCCGTACAGAAGAATGCTGGAGTTGCGTAGCGAATTCAAAAAAGCAGGGATTCTTCTGATAGAGCAGAATAGAGGCAAACGAGAAACGTTGTATTCTCTGGATGTCGGAAAGTTGTTCGAAGTCGTCGACAAAAGAGTGAGCAAACTCGACGTCGCACAGAAAATCTCATACTCTCGCGCGTACGTACGTCGCGATATAACTAATAGTAGTAATACTACTAAAAAGAATATAACTACTATAAATAATAATATCGAATCTACAGTGGCTTCTACAGTGGCTTTTGACTCAGACCAGTACGTTAAAGAGAAGTTGTTGGGAGTCAAAGAGAGTAGAAAAGATTTATGGATAATAGGACAATTTGCAAAATTGAAAAAAATCAAATTCAAAGATGACTCTCACATCCAGTCATTCATCTCGCAGAACATCAGAGCAGCTAGAACAATCAAAGACTTTCCAGACTCTGACCTTCGCAAAGCAGCGAAGTATTGCAAGAAACATTATGAAGATGACCGCGTCGATGGCGGTCAAGACCCTCTCCCATGGAATTTATACACTATGGGAAAGATATTATCAAGCGGCGTACTAAACAGAGAAGACTAACATGTCAGACACAGGACTATCATTTGTAAACGACAACGACATCGAGCACCAGAGTGCGACAGCAGCTGAGCTGACGATTAAGCTCTGCCCGTGGTGCGGAAACGACAAGTACAAACTCTATGTCAACAAGCAATCGGGATTGTACGACTGCAAAGTCTGTGGAATGCAGGGCAATCTCTACATGCTGAAAGCAAAGTATGGCGCTCTCAACGACATCGCGACAGCAGATGTGCTTCGTAAAAAGTACACGCCGATGAGCATGGAGACTTTTCTTAAAGGAAGAAAGGCATTTGAAGAGAGTGAAGGTGCTCAAGAATACATGCGAAAACGCGGATTCACAGATGAGACTCTCGAATTTTTCAAAATTGGCTTGCACGAAGAGTGGATTCTCATACCGCATTTTTTCGAGAAGCAGCTTTGGAATTTCAAAATGCGTCGCTGGATTGGAGATAAAGCATTCAAACGTGTCTCAGGCCAGCCCACTGTTCTCTTCAACGCAGACAGTCTAGATTGCGACAAACCTGCCCTGATGATAGTAGAATCTGAGACAGACTGCATGGCTGCTAGACAGATGGGAGTAGAAAATGTAGTCGGCCTCACAGGCGGTGCTCAGTCATTCAAACCAGAGTGGCTGAAGATTTTCAATAAGTTCAAAGAAGTCTATGTCGTTCTCAACTCTGACGAAGCTGGACAGAAGGGAGCACGAAAAGTAGCTGAAAAAGTCGGATTCCCGAAGTGCAAGAATGTTGTGTTGCCTACAAACGACATCAACGATTATCTCAGAGAGCAAGACCCTGCTACTTTCAAAAAGTTTGTCAAAGAGAATGCATATAGATTTTCAATCAAACACATCTCTGACGTCGGTGATTATGTTGCCAACATCGACCAGTGGTTCGATCAAGAGGGCTCTCTCGAGGGATTGAGACTAGAAGACTTCCCGAAGCTCGACAAAGTACTGAACGGTTTCAAAGCAGAAGACCTCATCATTTTGATGGGAGACTCAGGTGTCGGTAAAACAACATGGGTGCTCAACGCAACGCTCCAGATGATTCGTGAAGATAGGAAAGTATTGCTATTCTGCCTCGAAGGAAAAATCAACTACTACATTCTCCGTATGATGAGCATTCATTCTGGAAAAAAGATTGAAGAGCTCAGAAAAGATGACAGCGAATGGGAGATACTCAAAGACACTTTCTCAGAATTCCCTCTCTACTTCTACTCGGGTGCTCAAGCAGACATGGACCCGAAAAAGCTGGGAGAGCTTTTACCAGCAGCTGTGAAGTCGTATGACATCGAATTCGTAGCCATAGATAACCTCCAAAAACTAGTCAAAGGGTATGCAGATGTGTTTCAGCGTACAGGCGACGCCATTTCAGTGCTAAAAGACTTAGCAGTCGACTTGAAAGTTCCGGTGCTCATCATCTCTCACGTCAAGAAACTGGATGCAAAATCTAAGCACAACATCACGATGCATGATGCAAAATCATCATCAACTATCTACCAGGATGCAGATACTGTGCTCATAATCAACGTGAAAAAGAACGGAGACTACGACATGGTCGTCGAAAAGAATCGAACGGGCGAAGGAGGAATTCACATTCCGATTTCTCTCAACAAAAACATTGCAAGATATTACGAGACAGACGGTGTTCCTTCAGAAGAATCAACGGTCGACAAGAAGAAAAGTGATTCACAAGAAGAAATAGAAGCTGACTGGGAAAGTGAAGAGCTCTAGTTATTAACACTCCCAGATTTTACATCTACTGGGTGATATGGTATAATATAAATTATATGGCTAAAAGAAAAGCGGCACAACTAGACAAAACAGAAGAACGGAAGCGACTCTCTCTAGAAGACGCCTCCTTCATCGATAAAAGTGGCAAGAAGAAGATGCTCTTCGATGTCATTGATAAAGAAGTAGATTGCTGGTTCCTAAAGAACAAGGGACTCTGGATATTGACTCATGCTGCAACAGAAAAGATTGCGTTGAAAGCAGGCATCAGCAGCAATTATTTAGTTGATGAATCTCCGAACGTTCAGCCCACGTACCAAAATGAATTGGAGCACATCGTCCGCGTGACAATAAAATGCAATGCTAAGAAGGGCTCGGGCTGTGTTCACAACGAAGATGAGAACACGTTTACAGTCACAGGAGAATCGAATCGTGTAAATACGCCCCATAGGGGGCGTGGTTATTTGCGTAAGATGGCTGAAAAGCGAGGATTCGATATCGCAGTATTGAAACATCTCGGCCTCTACACGACTGTATTTTCAGAAGACGAAGTAGACGAGTTCAAGAATCCTAGCGACAGAAAAGACGTCGGTCTTCTTCCAGGTTCTAAAGAGTTTGAAGCGATTGTCGAAGAAATCAATCTCATTCTCAATGCAGCAACGAAGCAAGAACTGAAAGCAGCTGGCTCATTTATTAAAAAGCGAGTTGCGGAAGGAAAATACTCTGAAAAGCAACATAAATATCTCAAAGACCTCTTTAAGAAAGAAGTCGCAGAGAAAGTTGAATCATTTTGAGAATATGAAAACACAAGAATACCCCATCGACAGAATATCGGCGTCAATGATTAACTCCTATTTGGAGTGTCCTCAACTTTTCTATTACCAATACATCGCTAAGATTCAACTACCTCAGAAGCAACAGCATCTGCTCTTTGGTAGTGCTATTCACAAAGCGCTGGAAATGATGACGAAAGGAGACCCGAATCCCGTGTCATGGTTTGATAAGACTCTCGATATCAACAAACTGGGTGAAGATGAAAAACATCTTCATCCAGAGCTTGTCAAACTGGGTTACGAGATGCTTCAGAACTACAAAGACTACTATCCGAAGCTAAATGGTCTCTATCGACTAGAAGGCGGACAGGCTGAAAAATACTTCCGCAGAAAACTTATCAATCCAATCACTGGTCAAGAATCGACTCTTCCATTCTCGGGGGTGCTCGACCATCTTACGATCGAAGGCCGGATTATCGACTACAAAACTGCGGCGAGCTTCTGGGACCCAGACAGTGCAGCATCAAAAGTCCAGACTCTCCTCTACAACCTCTGGTACTATTCAGAGTTCAATGAGGTTGCGGAAGAGACTTTGTACTTTGTCCTGCTGAAGAAGTACAAACAGCACAAGCATGACCAGGTCATACAAGTGGTGTCGACACATGTCTCGTTAGAGGACATGGCGGCAGCATTTGATGAGGTCGAACTGATTGTGGAAAAGATTCGGCAGGGAATCTATGACGCTCCAAAAAGCGGAATTGGATTCTTCGCGAAGCAAGAGCTTGCTCGTTACGAGGAAGCATTGTTATTACAAGGTGGTGAAATATAACAGATAATCATTATGTCAGACACTGTAAAAATTAAGATTGCGAAAGTTGGTCGCAAAGAGATGCCTTCAAAGTTCAAGGAAGGAGAGACCTACAACATCACAAACATCTTGGATGAAATCTCTGGACGCAAAGGTGCGGCCATGGGTGCATTTGCAGATAGTTGGAAAGTTGGAGATACTGTTGAAGGTATCTGGGAGAAGCGTACTTGGAAAGACAAGGACGGCTTCGAACAAGAGTCTTGGAATATCAAGAACCCGAACAAGAAAGAGTTCAGGGGTGGAGGTGGCGGCAACTGGGGTCCTCGCAAACCAAACATCATAGATGCGTATATGGTTGCGGCGACACTAGCGCCAATCATCTTCAAAGACAAGAAAGTCAAGCTTGACGACATCGCCAAGTTGGCAGAAGAAGTCTTGAAGAGACTAAACGCTGCTACACCCGCTGCTGACACAAAGAAAGCTGAGGGGAAGGATGTCGATCTCGACAAGGAGGAGACTCCTAAGAAGAAAGCAACTAAAAAAGATGCTGACTTCGATGTCGAGGAAGAGCCTAAGTCGACAAACAAGTCGGAAGACGAGGATGAAGACGAAGACGATCCGTTCTAATGGTCGATAAATTATCAACTAGGTTAGTTAACTCAAATCCGTCATGGACAAGATTGAACAAATCGTAGCGACTATCGAAGGCCAGCTTGCTGAGATTAAGTCTGAGATCGAGACGGCGAAAACGAAAGGTTTCGTCTATGCTCGAGCAAAGAACATCCGCAAAACTGCTCAGGAACTCAAAGTCGCAGCCCAGAACCTCCGGGTCATGACATCTGAAGAGTTCAAAGGCTCCTCTGAGGAGTAGTCCTCAGAGGCAGTCTTCACGGAATAACAGACTATGTTGTCATTCATAGCACAATTCAGCAAACAAGACGGTCCCAACGGGGCTCATCAGTATAAACTGATTCTTGATATCGATGAAGCACATCGAGCAGGTTTTCTTCCGATAGCTCAACATTACTCGAAAGGAGACACATTCTTAGTCTTGATGTTGCCAGTCGATGAAGACTTCGCCAGCTTTGGTGAAGTAATCAACGAAACTAAAGACATGACAATAAATCGTTTGCGAAAGCAAATGCATGCTCTACTTCGTGAAGTAGCGACAGAGAAGGGGTTGACAGTAGCTGAAGTCAAAACTTCTCTCAAGGAGATGCTCAAAAAGAAAGGGCACCTTGAAAAATCAACAAGTGAGCTGGGAGTTAAGGGATTCGCTGCGGCAATATACTTGTTGCAAAACGAATTCTAATCACAAATTATGAAAAGTACGACATACGAAAAGAAAGTGTATTCTGCTCGCGAAGCATTACAATTTCTTCCGCAAGTAGCAACTGAGCCGACTCTAAGAAAGCTCATCGATGAAGACTTGCTGAATGAAAAGTTGCTCGGAGCAATCGTGCAACGAGTGGGGAAGCAGAAGCGGTATTACATACCCGCTAGCACCCTCAGTCGGCTCGTTGCATCTTATTAGCACAAACAACAGTCAATGGCAACTTACAGACATCCGAGAACACAGGATACGAAGTGGGGAGCCTTCTGGGTCATGGCTAAAGATTTCGACTCTGGCAAATATGACAAATACATCATCCAAGAAGAGGACACTGACAAAGTCTATACATTCCTGCATGAACGAATTGTCAAACACTTGAGTAACAATCCTGGCGACAGAGACTCTAGAGAAGGCTTCGCCCAGGGCAAGC